GGCACATATTATCCACCAGCACTTCAAATTAGTAAACATACACAAGTACCAGAGTTTAAGTCTAGCGACACATACTCACGTCCAACAGGATCTATTTGGATCAAAACAACAGAGCCTGGAAATGGCGCACGTTGGAGAATGAAAGTATTTAATGATGCTACACAACTTTGGGATAGCGTAGATGCACCAATTTATGCAAGCAATGAACAAGCTCTATATGAATTAGATAGAACAGGAGGCGGCGCAAATATAGCTGCCGGCGATATCTATGTTAAATCAAATGTTGCAGGAGATGTACAACCATTAGCAACATTTACAGTATACAAAAGAGATGGTATTGCACCAACTCAAGTTACTGGTTCAGCAATAGACTCAAGCGGCATCACAGCTGGCGATTATGAAATATTCATTAAATCAACAGACGGAGGCGATGCAGACTTTAGTGCGTCATATAGTGTTACGTTTACTACAACAGGAAATGCAAGTGACGCCGATGTTGTTGCAAGCGCAATTACAGGAGCCGCAATTCCAAATGTAAGTGCAGAAGTTACAAGCACAAACAGAATTGTTATTAAACATTCTCAAGGCGGCGAAGTACACATCACAGACGGCATTGCTGATGCTGAAGTTGATGGTCCAGTACTAAGCGAAATGGGCTTTAGTGCATTTACTAATGTAAACACTGGAACACCAGATTTATATTATGCTCCAGGTACAGACGGAAGTACAACTCCAATGCAATTACAAGCAAGTCTTTGGAGAGGCACTATTAACAGTGCAGGATCAGAAGTTGCATTCTACACAGCATCAGAAGATCCAGTTACTTCATTAACTGACGATGGTGCATTATGGTATAACTCAATTGTAGACGAAGTTGATTTAATGATTCATAACGGTACTACATGGGTAGGTTATAACTTTGCAGGACGCGGATCACAAGGAGATGCAAACTTTATTGCTCCTAGTCCTTATACTGGAACAAACCCAGATGGACCTATTGTAAGTTCTACAAGACCAACAGAACACACTGACGGTAACGGACTTGTAACAGGAGATATTTGGATTGATACTTCAGATATTGAAAACTATCCAATGATTTATAAGTATAATGCAGAGTTAACAAATACTCGTGCAGAAAATAGATGGGTACTACTTGACAAGTCAGATCAAACTTCTGAAAATGGTGTATTATTTGCAGATGCAAGATATAATACAGCAGGTTCAAACTCAGACACAGCAGGAGACATTGACGAAATGATGCTAAGTGCATACATGGACCCAGATGCTCCGGATCCAGCACTATATCCAAAAGGAATGATCCTTTGGAATCTAAGACGTTCTGGATTTAATGTTAAGAAGTTTGTAAGAAATGCTATTAACTTAAATGAAGATAACGGACGCTTTGATGATGAAGCAATGGATGGATATTATCCACACCGTTGGGTTACAGAATCAGCTAACCAAGAAGATGGTTCAGGTAGCTTTGGACGTAAAGCACAGCGTAAAGTTGTTATCCAATCACTACAAGCAATGGTTAACTCAAATGATGATATTAGAGATGACGAGTCAAGAATCTTTAACTTGATGGCAACTCCAGGATATCCTGAGCTAATTGGCGAAATGATTAGTCTAAACTATGACAGAGGCTTGACAGCATTTGTTATAGGCGATAGCCCAGCAAGACTAACACCAGACGCTACTTCATTAAACAACTGGGCAACAAACGTTAACCTAGCTGTTGAAGATAATGACAACGGATTAGTAAGCCGAGATGAATACTTTGGTGTATTTTATCCATGGGGCTTTACAAGCGATAACTTTGGTAACAATGTTGTTGTTCCTCCAAGTCATATGATTTTAAGAACTGTTGCACTTAGCGACCAAGTTAGCTTCCCATGGTTTGCACCAGCAGGTACAAGACGCGGCGGCATTACTAACGCTTCAAGTGTAGGTTATATCGATAGTGAAGGCGAATTTACAAGCATTGCACTTAACGAAGGTCAAAGAGACACACTATATGCTCAGAATGTAAACCCAATTACATTCATTACAGGTGCAGGTCTTGTTAACTTTGGTCAGAAGACTCGTGCAAGAGGATCGAGTGCATTAGATAGAATCAACGTAGCACGTTTGGTAATTTACTTACGTAGTCAATTGAATCAACTTGCTAAGCCATATATCTTTGAACCAAACGATAAGATTACACGTGACGAAATTAAACAAGCGGCAGAGAGCTTAATGCTTGAGCTAGTAGGTCAAAGAGCACTGTATGACTTCCTTGTTGTTTGTGATGAATCAAACAACACTCCGAGCAGAATTGATAGAAATGAACTATACTTAGACATTGCTATTGAACCTGTTAAGGCTGTTGAATTCATTTACATTCCATTAAGACTTAAAAACACAGGAGAGATTGCAGGTTTATAAAGCATAAAAATAGGCCCCTGGAATATGGGGCCTAAATTTGCTAAATACTTGTAACAGGAGAACAAAGAATGGCAATTTCAACATTATCGAAAATTACAGTTCCTTTAGCAACAGGGGATAGTGCTAGTAACCAAGGCTTGTTAATGCCTAAACTACAGTATCGTTTCCGTGTTACATTGGAAAATTTTGGTGTTACTACACCAAGCACAGAATTAACAAAACAAGTTATTGATGTTACTCGTCCAACCGTAAACTTTGAAGAAATTGAAATCCCAGTTTATAACTCACGTGCATATCTTGCAGGTAGACATAGTTGGGAAGCAATTACACTAAACTTACGTGAAGACGTTAACAACAACGTACAAAAACTTGTTGGCGAACAACTTCAGAAGCAATTTGACTTCTATGAGCAGTCAAGTGCGGCTTCAGGTCAAGATTACAAATTTACTACACGTATTGAGATATTAGACGGCGGCAACGGTGCTAATACTCCAACTGTATTAGAAACATTTGAATTATACGGTTGCTTTGTACAAAATGCGGCTTACCAACAGTTAGCATATAGTTCAAACGAGCCTGTTTCGATTCAGTTATCAATACGTTACGATAACGCAATTCAAACACCGCAAGGTACAGGTATTGGTACAGCAGTTGGACGTACAGTTAATACTCTAGTAACTGGCGGCGGCGTATAATAACTCCTAAGCCATTCTAAACACTAAGGGAGCGTTAAGCTCCCTTTTTTATTATATACGCACTTAATTTAATAAGATAAATATTAATATGGCAAAGTTCACAGGATTTTTTGATAGTTTAGCAAATGGTGTTTTAGGACCTAAAGGTAATATGGCCGACTGGCAACATGCTAGTCGCTTATATGTTACTGACAATCAGAAACATGCCCCTAAACTAAAGTTTTTATATCACGTTACTTTTTACCTCACAAGTGAAGCAAAAAGTGTTATACCTGAGGTTGCTCAATATAGTAGCGAAATAGGTATGCTTGTAAAACAAGCAGATTTACCTAAATTTACTGCATCAGTTGAAACAAAAAACAAGTATAACAGAAAGAAAAATGTACAATCACGTTTAGATTATTCTCCGGTTAATATTGTATTTCATGATGATAACTTTGGTGCAACTACAGCTTTATTAGAAGCATATTACAAGTATTACTTTGCAGACGGTGCTCATTCATTGAATAATGGAGCATACGGCAACAGATTAACAGGTGACACTTTGTATGACGGTTCTGGAACTAACTCATACAAATTTGGTATGGACAACAACATACCTAGTGTACCGTTCTTTGATAGAATTGAAATAGCTCAATTATCTAAAAAATCATTTACAAAATATACTCTAGTTAATCCAATTATCAGTGATTGGCAACATGATACATTAGATAACACTGATGGTTCGTCACCAATGACTAATACTATTACAGTAAATTATGATACTGTATTTTATGATAGAGGTGAAGTAGAGGCAGGAGAAAATGGAGAACCTGCAGGATTTGGAGCAGTAGATCATTATGATGTAACTCCTAGCCCTATAAGT